CGACTGATCGACTTTGTAGAGAACCACGGTCAAGGGCTCGATTGGTATGTGAACTGGCTGAGAACGAATCACTATGAGTTAGCCGAGCAGTTACTGCCTCATGACGTACAAGTAAGGGAGCTAGGCACTGGTCGCTCTAGGATGGAACTCTTACAAGAAGCAGGGCTGAACATCACGATTGTGCCGAGAATGGGTGTTGACGATGGGATACAGGCCGTGAGAAGGCTGATCCCTTATTGTTGGTTTGACTCCAAGACTAAGCGCGGAGTGGACGCGCTACGCAATTATCGGAGACAATACGACGATAAGCGTCAAGTCTACTGGGATAAGCCTTTGCATGATTGGGCATCTCATGCGAGCGACGCATTTCGGTATTTGGCAATAGGTATGTCTGAGACAACATCTTGGTCAAAGCCTCTCAAACCTAACGTAAGCTGGGTGGTGTAATGGACGACGGTAGACTTAAAGCAATACTTCAAGGCGAAATCGACAACGCCATAGGCTTTCTTGAAACAGAAACCGTAGAGCAGCGGAAGAACGCGCTTACGGCGTACATGCGTGACCCCTACGGAAACGAGGTCGAGGGTCGCAGCCAGATCGTAACCGGAGAGGTTGCAGAAGCTGTAGACGGAATGCTTCCGCCTCTCATGCGTCTTTTTACCTCTGCTGACCAGATCGGTGTCTTTGAGCCTGTAGGCCCAGGCGATGAGCCGTTAGCTCAGCAAGCTACCGAGTACACAAACTGGGTGCTTATGAAGCAGAACCCAGGCATTGCGATCATGCACGACTGGTTCAAGGATGCGATCCTACAGAAGGTCGGGGTGCTCAAGGCTTATTGGGATGACTCGATTTCTGTCACAAAGGAGCAGTACGCCAACCTGACAGACGACGAGCTAGCAATGGTCATGTCCGACGGGACGATGGAGATCGCAGCACAAGAGACGATAGAGCAGGACATTGACGGTCAAGTCATGCGTGTTCATAACGTTGCGCTTATGCGTAAGACCAAGGCAGGAAAGGTCAAGATTGAGAACGTGCCTCCCGAAGAGTTCCTGATCTCTAAGGCAGGCAAGACTGTAAGAGACACACCTTTCGTCGCACACAGGAAACTCATCACGAGGTCTGATCTTGTTGCAATGGGATTCGATGCTGAAATCGTGATGAACCTTCCGGTTTACAACGACCTAGAGTTTTCCGCTGAGTACATCGCTCGATATAACCGAGATGAACAGCCCTACATGGAGCCGAGTCTCGATAAGTCCATGCAGACGGTTGAGGTTTTCGAGTGCTACCTAAAGACTGATTACGATGGAGACGGGATTGCAGAGCTTAGACGGGTTCACTTTTCTGGGAATGAAATCCTAAGCAACGAGGAAACCGACTATGTGCCGTTTTACACCCTCTGTCCTATTCCGATACCTCATCGGTTCTTTGGGGATTGCCCTGCTGATCGTACAGTTGATCTCCAGCTTATCAAGACTACTCTAACGAGGCAGATGCTTGATAACCTGTACCTTCAAAACAATACTCGCATGGGTGCTGTAGAAGGTCAGGTCAACCTCGACGACCTCTTAAGCGTTACGCCTGGTGGTGTGGTCAGGATGAAGAACCCTGGCGCACTCGTTCCCATTCAAGTCAATCCTGTTGCTCAACAGGTATTCCCGTTCATGGAGTACCTAGACTCCATACAAGCCAAGCGTACGGGCATTACAGAGGCTTCCCAAGGGTTAGACCCTAACATCCTTCAGAACGTGACTGCTGCGGCCATAGCAGCCCTTACGCAGGCCTCACAAGGCAAGATCGAGTTAGTCGCTAGAATCTTCTCTGAAACAGGCGTAAAAGATCTATTCAAGGGGCTCTTACACCTACTATGCAAGTACCAGGACAAAGCAGTCATCATTCGGATGCGCGGCCAGTATGTTCAGTACGATCCAAGAGAGTGGTCGAACCAGTACGATGTGTCAGTGAATGTCGGACTTGGTACGGGTAACATCGAGCAAAAGATGGCGATGTTGAGTATGGTTCTGGCAAAGCAAGAGCAGATCATCCAGACGTACGGCCCGAACAATCCTTTAGTGTCTGTCTCTCAGTATCGTGCGACGCTCGGAAAGTTGATTGAGGCAGCAGGCTTTGCAGACTCCGCTGAGTTCTTCAAGCAAGTCACTCCGGAAGTAGATGCTGCACTTGCACAGCCTCCTCAACAAGGCCCAGATCCTGCCGTACAGATGATGATGGCGCAGGCTCAAGCGGATATTGAGATCAAGCGTCAGAAGGCTATGGCCGACATTCAACTTGCAAGAGAGAAGGCTTTAGCCGAGTTAGAACTTAAGCGCATGGAGTTCGAGGCAGAGGCGCAAATGAAGGCTATGAAGGTCGGCGCAGGCATTACGTCTAACATCGAGATACCAGGGTAATCATGGCACTTGTTGACGAACTACCGGCGGGATGGGATAGCTACGACGCAGCGCAGAAGATTGCGTGGTTTAACGCTAACGATGTCTCGACGACTGATTTGCTTAATGCAGGCGTTGATACAGACTCGATCAACTGGATGCTCAACAACGGGTATTCGCCACCTCCTGAGCCTCCTCCGTACGTCCCGCCTCCGGTTTATGTACCTCCAGAACCTGTGTATGTACCTCCGGAGCCTGTGTACTACGAGCCAGAACCGGTTTACGAACCGCCGTATGTACCGCCTCCTCCTCCACCACCTCCTACGCCTCCTCCTGCGCCTGTTTACAACGTATTCGGTCTTAACTGGGACTCTGGTTCGTCGTTAGCCACTAAACAAGGCTATGTTAGCTCTTTGCTAACTGCAGGTATTACGCCAGATCAGATCAAGGCAAAGATTGCCGAGATAGATCCAGCGAGCGCAACGCAGGCCAACTACGATTTATTAGGCATACCAAACCCACCTCCGTATGTGCCTCCTGTCGAGCAGCCGCCGCCAGTTGTCGAAACACCTCCGGTCACTTCACCTCCACAAGCATTTCCGCTAGAACCTGTTAACAATGTGAGCACACCTATGGCTACAACCTACAATGTCTTTGGGTTGGAATGGAATCCAAATGCTTCATTGGCTACTAAACAGGGGTACATTCAAACCCTTCTTGCTGCTGGTATTGAGCCGGATCAAATTGAAGCAAAAATCGCAGAACTTGATCCAACCAATGCGACACAAGCGGTATACGACGCGCTTGGTATTCCGAGGTTTACGGACAGCGAATTAACTTCGTTGTCACAGCAAACAGGCATTGCAAAATCAACGCTGGCAACAAGGTTAAATAATGGCGAGACCGTTGAGCAAATCGTTGCTAGCATCAATCAACCTAGTTTGCTTGGCTCGACTGGAACAACAACGGGGGCAACGACTGGAACAACAACCGGAACAACAACAGGTTTATTAGGGTCAAATACCGCAACAACGCCACCACCTCCACCAACTTACGATGTATTTGGAGTGCAGTGGAATACCGCAGCACCTTTAGCCACGAAACAGGGCTATATCCAACAGCTTCTTGCGTCAGGTAGGTCGAAGGCCGAACTACGCAACTACATCAGGAATGTAGACCCAACTAACGCAACAGACGAGGCTTTTGCATTACTCGGCCTGCAAGACGCACCGCTTACTGAAGTTCGCAATCCTGCTCAAGATGCTGTAACGCTGATGGCTGGACAGCTTGGTTTGGGCCTGCCTCCTGAATGGCAATACTACACAGGCCAAGACAAGGTTAACTGGTTTAACTCCAAGGGTATTACCGCTGACATGCTCAGGCAGTACAACGTTCCTGAGTTTGATATTCAGCAGGCTATCTCTTACGGGTTAGGACAGACAGGAACGGGGGCTCCTCCGACATGGCAGTTGCCTGCCGGCATGACGCTTCCGAGCGATTGGAACGTATACACAGGCGCACAAAAGATCGCTTGGTTCAACCAGAACAAAATCACAGCAGACATGCTGCGGTCTATGGGTGTGCCAGAAGCAGACGTTCAGTCATCTATCCAAATGGGGTTAGGGCAAACCACGACTACGCCAACAACGCCTAGCACGTTTGATCCTAGTCGCTTCATGCCTCCTACGTTTAATTTGCCTGCGACTAACTTTGTGCCGTTCCAGACTGGAGGCGGTCAAACAAGCCTT